AAGCTAAACGCTCTCGTTGTTCTTCAGGCCGCTGTGCAGCCCTGATACGTTCGTATATGTCTGTCTCTCGACCCGCAGTGTCTTGCATAGCGTTTGTAAAAAACCCTGAAGCACCCCCAAACAACTGATTTTGCATCGCCAACTGTTCTGGAGAAAGGTTATATTGAGTTCCCGTAGGACCAGCGGTTACACCTCCTGTTGAACCTGTAACAGTAAATGGTTGAAACGTGGTGTCTGGCGATGTTATCTGCGGAAGAGGGTCTGTATATAAGTTTTTTAACTCGTCCGGTACAAGATCAGAAGTAATACCTCCTAAAAGATCGCTAATAATACCCATCAGTAAGTTCCTCCGTCAATCGTCCCTGTAGACATGGTTCCTGTAAACGTCAAATTAGGAATTGTTACAGTGCCTGTGAATGTAGGAGAAGCTAAGTCAGCTTTAGTTGCAACCGCAGTTACAATAGCGTCAAACTCTGTGTTAAATTCAGTGCCTTGAATAATCTTGCCAGCATCTCCAGAAGGCAAACTATCCTTAGCAGCAAAGTTAGTTGTCTTTGTATAGTTGCTCATAGTGTTTTACCCATTAGTGCTAATACGTTAATTTCTTGGAGAGATAAAGCAAAACCGTTTATTTCTGACTCAAGACCAATAGTAATAATAGTGCCAGAGCCTGTAGTGTTAACAGGAGGTCTGGTTGTTGTTGCTCCTCCGGTAAACTCAGCAACCGTGTACTCTGAAGCTGCTTCGTTAAAAAAGAAGGGAGTCTGGTTACCTACCGTAAACTCTTGTGTACTGTACAATGTACTAAAGTCATACGCCCACTTTATAAACACAGTAGCGCTGTTAGCACCTACTAGTGTTGGACGTATTTTTTTTAAGAACTTAAGTTTAGATGAATCACCAAACGTCAATCCGGGACTGTAGTACCTAAAGCGATAGCTAGAAGTCCTAATCGTGCCTGAGTCATTGTACTCATCTGCGTACCCTGCGTACTCACCTACGCCGTCCACAGTACCTACAAGGAGCGTACCGTTGTTCTTTCTCTCGTAAGACTTAAACGGTGCAGAGGTCCAACGTGTGACTCTGTAAGCGTTGTTTTCTAGTCTAGCCTTGAGATCAAAACAGTACGTAGTTGACCTGTCTGGAAACGTAATGAGGTAAAAAGAGTTCTCAGGGCTGTACACAGACGCCGTTGGTGCAGTCCGTGTTTCAATCAAATTAATAATCTCAGACTTTATGTTTACACTTAAATCAGACAGAGGTAGTGACTTTTCTTGTATAGTCCTACCAAAACTCCTTAAGCCGTTCTGAGACATAAACAACACATCAGTACCTATGTGCTGTACAGAGTTTCTACAGATGCACCCAACGCCAGCAACGGTATCAGACAAAACCATAAGTGCTGGACTAACGGCGTTATCGTACACGATGATGCTGTGCTTGCCTAAGATTAGCAGAGCGTTGTTGTGAGCAACCAGTGCCCGTACTTCGTCGTACCCGTCAGGCCAAGCCTTAGATACATCTATAGAACCACTGGAGCCACCAGTGAAGTCTGTTCCTATCAGCAGGTCAGACCAGTGTATAGTCTGTGTGTCTGCTGCGTTATCTACGATCCACAGTCTACCGTAAGCTGCTAGAGCCTCGTGGCAGTAGAAGTTACTATTAGTAGAACTACCTGTTGCTGTACCAAACGTCCTAAGTCCTGTCGCGTTGTCGTACACCAGAGGCTCTTGTCCACGCTGAAAGAAGTACGCCTTATCGTTAAAGTTTACTATTTTCCAGTTGTCTGCAGAGATTGTGTACGAACCTGGAGTAATGTCTGTCAGCGTGTCGTCAGGATTAGTCGTCTGTGCAGTCTTAAATATCTTGTTGTTACCAGTGACAAAGACTTCCTCGTTACCTGCGTCATCGTAAAAGTGGTGCAGCTTAACAGCGTAGTCAGAACCTAGAGGTGTGTTAACAGCAGTTAACAGGTCTACTCCCTTACGTGCAGCAATACGCCCACGCTTGTCAATCACAGCGTTATCAGCGATTTCAGCAAACGATTCATCCTGTGCAATAGGAGAGTCTTCTGTGTTGACTCCTTTAAACGCAGGAGCAACTAAGTTGATACTTTGTAGCGGCTGTGCCATACGTCAGGCTCCTACGGAGTGTACCAGATAGTTTCTTCAGGGTGCTTCTGTGCGTCCAGAGCAATCGCATCAGACAAAAACTTATCAGCAATACCAAAGTACTCAGGTGCTGATGTACCACCTGTCTCGCCCCGCTCACGAGCTAACAGAGCTATCGCTAGGTGTATTACAGGTTGGGCAGGGATGGTAAGGTCGTCAGTGTCAGCACTTAAGTCGTCTGGCCTTAGAATACAGTTAAACCTAATGGTGTACGTGTCGTCTGGTTGAGGATACAGGTCAACTTGAGTATCGCCGTTAGAGTCAACACCGTTGTACGTGTAGTACTCAGGTATGCCTGATACGGGACTCTGGTTAAGGTACGCATCGTTAAACCAGTGTGCTGTCTGATAACTCATAAACAAATTAGAGCTATCGTTAAGTACATCTAGTACCTTGATCCTGTTTTGTGACCCAGTAAGTACGTAGTTAAAAGTACCAGCAGACGTAGTAACAGTCAGGGTAGTCCTGAGTGCTGACCAATCCCAAGCGTCCTCTACCATTCTCTTGGCATCGTTTACTAAGTCACCCGCCAGTTTACTGTAGGTTGTATCTTGTACACTAGACACCTCGTCTTCACGTAAGCGCCTGAGGACGTTGTTTACTAAGTTTAAATATGTCATGCTTTACCGCCTCCAGTGCCAGTAAAGATACCAGCTAAGAAATCTGTAATAGGAAACTCTTGTCGAGTTTGTAACTGAGGGTCTGCGGCTATGGCAAAAGTGTACGGCTGAAACATACCACCGCCGCCGCCGCCACCGCTACCTCCGTCACCACCGTCATCACCGTCATCGCAGTTTTCAGCAGTTTCGCATTGGCCTGTGGAATCACAGTAAGATTGACCTTCAGGACACGTAGTACACTCTTTAGGGTTATTTGCGGCGTACTCAGCACAGGTACAGTCGTTACACCCTGGGGGTGCTGTGATACACTGGTCAAACCCTTCAGGATCTTCTATAAATCCAGGTTTACATTCGCCACACGAGCCGTCTCCGTTTGTTACTCTGTCTTGTTGGTCACAAGGTGTAGTGCCTGTACCGCAGTCCTCTAACGTAGGAGCCATAGTCCCATCGTCACACTCTATCCAGCCACAGGCTAAAGAATTAGCAGGGTCAGTACAGTCGTAGCAGTTTCCTTCGGCGTCTCTTGGTCCTTCTACTCCATTAAAGTCAGGACAGGGTTCTGTTGGGTCTGGCGGTCCACCAGTACCACACTCATCATCGTATTTTGCACTATATTCCGCATAAGCAGCATTTAGTTCTAAATCAAAAGAAGGCGTAAATCCTAGTTTTGGTTCTTTACAGTTTACAACAAAGCCGTTACTGCCGTCAGGATCGTTGCCCTCAGGGTCTACTTCAACAGGTGGCTGAGTTTGGTCGCAAGGATCGTAAGTATAGTTCTTTCCGTTACGTGGGTCTGTAAAGGTTCCATCTTTGTCTTCGTCAAATACACGATAGAAAGGCTCAGAACCATCGTCACATAGGTCGTCAGGGCCGTTACCACCGCAGACTCCATTTTCAGGTATTTTAGTTCCGTCGGTGCAGTGAGTATCTTTGCAGTTAGCCGCCCACCAGTTTTGTTTTTCAACCAAGTTAAAATCACCAGCGTCTCCCGGCATCCCGTCTTCACACGTTATACCGTCTGGTCCTGTGGGTGTAGCGTTTGGATCAGGGCAAGGCGTACCATCTACAGCATCACTTCCGTCAGTGCATTTAACCCCACAAGAGCCATCTTCGTCTTTTTCTCTATGGGGGTCTGTACACTGTTCTACTGAGTCTGGAGGCCCACAATCACCGTCGGCATCAATTTTATACTGAGGATTATCACACTCTTTTAAACAAATGTCATTTAAGTCATCGTACTTTCTACCTGTGTCTTTACACAGTTGTTCTTGTTCAGTTAACGAGGGATCATCTATAGTAGGGTCTTCACAAAAACCTGTAGTTGGATTAACCTCAAACGGTGTATTATCTTCTGCTACTTCAGTACAAGCACCACAATCGTTTGCTGTTGTTGCTCCTTCTACTTGCTCACGACCAGCTTGAGAACAGTCGTAGTCTTCTACACAATACGGACTGTCTTTAGAAAATCTAGGATCAGCCGGACAAGGCTCTACACATCCCTTACCGTCGTTGTAATCGACTAAACCCTCTTGCGTTCCAGTACAGCCTTGAGAAATAGGTATAACAGGTATACCTATAGTGTTTTCAATTTCTTTGTTAATAAGGTCTTTAAACTGATCGTAAATAATACCACTTAGTACAGGACCAAAGATGCCACCTAGTTTACCTAGAATAGTTTCAATGTCTATACTATCTATATCATCAACACCACCAAAGATATCCTCAACACCACGAACAACCCAATTGCCTAAGTCTTCTAGTATTTGTTCTGGCGTACACTCTTGGTCGTTCTTTTCTCCACAAGTAGGATTACCGTTAATAAAGTCTTCTAAGGTTGACCCTACTTTTTCTGCGGCTTCTTTAATGTCACGCAGCGTAGTACTCTTAAATATACCACCTAAACCCGGAAGACTTGGAATACCTATATCAACTAATATTCCTACGTTAACACAGTCAAGAATCCACGTTTCAAGTTCTGTTTCTGTTCCAGTGGTTTGCTTCTGACAATCTGGAGATATACCAGTAGCACCTTCTATAAAAACTTCTGCCATCTTTTTTATAGAGCCTAGAGGATCTTCTGGTATGTTACCAATAAAATCTACGAGTTCGTCGTACTTTCCTTTGAGATCATTAACAGCGTCTTCACCGTACTTCTCAATTAACTCAGAGAGGTCTGGTGCGCTCCAATCAGCATAAGGAGTAGTCGTGACGTTTCTATCGTCATCGGAGCCGTAAACAGTATGAGGATTACCGTCAGCATCTACAGCGTAAAGTTCGTTTTTTCCGTCGCCGTCTAAGTCACTATAGGCATAATTCACAGCACCTTCTGGGAGTGGACCTAATATAGATTTAAGATACTCTAGCGGCGGCATGGCGTTAGGTAGAGTTCCATCAGGCAGACCGGAGTACCACTGATCTATAAACCTTCGTAAAAAGTCATTAAAATCGTCTTGATCGTCAAAGTCTTCCGGGCCGTAAATTTCCATTATTACTTACCACCCTTTAGCTGCATCAGCTTGTCAGCACCACGTATGCCAAAGCTGGCTGTGACTGCAACGTACAAAAGATATTGATACCACTCAGGTAGCTTCCCTAGTTCTGCAAAGGCCACACCTACGCGACCAATAATATCAAGATCGTTCATACCTACGCCCCACATAATAGCTACCACAGGCGCACTCAGGACTACTGTGAACCACTCGTCTTTCCACGAGTTAGCACTAGCCTGTGCCATGTGCTGTTCCCAAGACGCTGTATTCTCTATCACTTGCATCTTAGCTACATGTTTAGCTTGTGATTGCTCGTGACGATTGCTCATCCAAGTCTTAGCAAGTCCAGCGATAGGACTAATGAGTGCTTGCCACACTATTGCTTACCTCTGTTACGCCAGCCTTGCACCGTGTCTGTTTCCCATATGCGTATACCTGTCCACACGAGTGTCAACAACGCAGCTAAGGAAGGCAGTACGCCAGCCAAAGCACCAACACCAGTTGCTACAGAAACCGTATCCATTACCTCTTTCATACCTTGATCTGCCATCCTTATGCACCTTTGATGATAGTTATCGTACCGTAAATAATACCTGCTGATACGATAGCGGCTATAGACAACAAGAAACTATCTAGTAGCATACGTTGCCTCTTGCGTTGTTTGTAGATTACCTCTTCTCTTTGTGCTTTAATCTTACGTCTCAACATTATCATCTCTTGATACGTCTCAACTCCGTATGACCACACAATAAGTTCTCTTATCTGCCTCTCCTGTTCCTCTAGCTTTTTCTTAGCTATGACACTGTTGAGTGCTTGTTGCTCTACGGTGTTACCATCAAATAACTTCTTGAATACACCGGGACTCTCAGCTTCTTTTTCTGCTTGTTTTATGTCAGACGCAAAGCTGTACCATTGGCCTAACTTCTGAGCAACGTGCTCAATCTCAGCACCTCTGTTTACTAGCGTCTGTATACCCTTGAAGGTTGTAGACGCCATAGCAATTAAAGAAAGAGGATCCATTCATTAGATTACCAAGAAACACCAGTGCCAAACGTAGGTGTAGCAAGTTCAGCAATCTGTGCATCAATAGCCGCCTCTGTAGCCGCTACTTGATTGTCACCCAGAGCCGCCTTAGCCCAACCAACAGCCGTAGCTTCAGTAATATCAGCCCACTCAACAAACGAGCCACTAGGAGCTTCAAGCCCTACAGTGCCGTAGGATGAGCCAGAGTTTTCTCCGACAGTCTTTGAGCAAAGCCAGTGAACGGTGTTAACTACGTTGGCGTGTCCGTCCTGTGAAATGGTGTAGTCCATCTCCCCTACAGTCCATGTGTGTGCCACTGTTTATTCTCCTTTTAGTGCCGCTACTTCGGCTTTTAAATCTTGAATTTCTTTAATCATCATCGGAACAAGTTTGCTGTAATCCACGGCCCACATATCGTTTTCAGAGTCGCCTTGCGTTACAGCTTCTGGTGCAACGTCAACGAGTTCTTGTGCGACCATGCCGTAGGTCTGATGTGACCCGTCAGCCTTCCAATCAAACGAACGCACACGAATATCGTCAATGTTTCCTGCTGGTGCATCTACGATGTTTTCTTTAAGGCGTTGGTCTGATGAAGTATTAAATGCGGTACTTGAGGAGGCAACTGTAATGGATCCAACAAAACTAGCACCCCTCATAAAATTCAAGACACCACCATCATCGCTATCTCTTCTAAAAACGGCACAGGTAGCTCCATCACCTTTAACAGAAAAAACATGCCCGCCTTGTGAGCTTGTTGTGCCAACCAGTAAACTGCCAGAGCTGTCGATACGCGCCGCTTCAGCGTGATTAGTGATAATGCGGAGAAAATTACTAGAGTGGTCATATGCAAGCATACACTCGTATTCTGCGACTCCACTTGTACCGTCGCTGAAATAAATAGCTCCCTCGTTGGATGTGCCTGATCGAATAGTTATTCCGGTATTGCCACTGGTAGCGATTGTAAGATCATCGGCACTACCTTGACCTTCAGTGGTTGTTCCCATAAGAACACGACCAGCACTATCAATAGTAATCGCTACTGCATCAGCATTGTCATCAATGCCTGTGGAGGTAAACGTAGTAAACGTACCTGCGGCGGCTGTAGAGCCTCCAATAACAGTGCCATCAATAGTACCTGCATTAATATCAATAGTACTAGGGCTAGTGCCAATTTCAATTACAGCACCACTTGCGTTTTCTGTGTAGAGGCGCTTATTAGTAAGATCCAGCGCAGGTTCGCCCTGAACAAGATCACTTGTCGCTGGTGCGCCTGAACCGTTCTTTAGCTTAATTGTAGTCATTAATAAGTTCCTCCGTCAACAGTTGACAGTGTTGTAGAAATAGAAGTTGTACCAGAGCCAGTGACTGCACCGGACAGTGTGATCGTTTGATTGCCTGTAATGTACGTGCTTGTGTCTACAGCATAAGCTCCTGCACCAGTACGCTTCATAAACCCGTTAGAACCAAAGTCTCCGTCCATAACAGCACCAGCAGAA